CACCTACACAACCTTTATTCTGTAAAAGAACAAAGACTACTAGTACACCTATAATAAAAATGTATACTTTATTCATCGGTTTTCTTTTTAAATGAGAACTTATCCCCTGTATCACCAATCAAGGCTGCAATACAGATGTACATTACAGCGTCTACTAAAGCGTCCGATGGTTTAATATCACCATGGCTAAAACTGTTAGCAGTTAAAGTGACACATAGAAAGAGTGCACACATAAAACCTACCACTGGTTTAATAGAGGTAGATCCACGCTCATCTTTAAAAAGATCTAGGGCCCATTGTTTAAAAGTCATACTTAATTGTTTTTAGTTTTAAAGCTTTATCATCAGGTAGAACTGCTACAACTTCTTGATACTCAGGAAGTTGTCTTGTAGGAGCTACTGGTACTGATGCTGCTTTGAATAGTTGACGTTCCAAGTTATCAATCCTGGTCTTGTCTACATTAGACTGAGCCATTAACAACTTAACATCAGCTTTTATTTCGTTTACATCATTCCAAATGAGTAAACTTACAAGAGAAACCAAGGATGGAAATATCCAAACCTTAAAAGCTGCAATAGATGCGTTCTCTGTGGCCATTTAGATTCTATTTTAAAAGTTTAAACTCATAAACAGAACCTGCAGGTTTCTTCAGACTGATAGTCAATGTGTTAGGTACAATATTTCCTTTAGAATCTTTACGTACAAAGTAACGTAAGCCTGAAGGTTGAGCTACCACTGTTTGACCAGCACCTGGAGCTACGTTTGCTGCAGGAATAACGATAGTATCAACTGGAGTTTTAGCTGTACTGTCAACAGACATCATTGTACCCGGAACTGGGAACCCTAGAGCGTCTTTTTGGGCATAAAATTTTTTAGCCATTTTATAAAGTATTTATATATAAACGTGTAAAGTGTAGATTTTCTATAATCCCTACATTATAATATACAAAATATCCAGGAAATAACCTAGATTTGTGCATAAAACTGGAACAACACATGGAAACAACAGCTTATGCCAACAAGCTTGAAAAAAAGCTTATCACAGAGTTCAAAGATCTCTTCTATGAAAAACTTGGATACTACCCCATTATTGTCAGTAGTTCTAAAGTCCAAGGAGACACCTCAATCCCTATCATGAGTCTACAGGGTTTAAAAAAAATGTTTGATCCTTTCTTACCTAAGAAGTTTGATCAAATCATTCCTTTAGAGTCTAAGCTTAGAGAAAGAGACATTGTAGAACTAAGATCAATCTTTTGTCACATGGCTAGATCTATGAAGTATAACTTAACTGCTATAGGTGAGTTATTAGGAAATAGAGACCACACTACTATCATTCATAATGTTAACGCATTCAGTGACTTAGTAGAAACCAATGAGAGTTTTCGTTTAAAATATTTCACCATCCTTAAATACATCAGAGAACAGCATGAGTCACCAATTATGGACAACATTAATCAAGTACAACGTGAGTCCCAACCAGATTTACTTCCTTGACTGTTGTAGAAGTAGAATAAAGCCAACGGGTATAATCAATCCAGAAGCTGAAGCTAACATCTGCAGAGCCAAGGGATATATAAATGAACAGGGACAGTTAACACACAAAGCATTAGTAATTTTAGATGAGTTTGAAACCTTCCTCATCAAGGCTAAAAAGAAGGTAGCTACAGAAGTACTAGGAGATAAGTTCCTAGAAAAGATAGCTTACTATAGAGAGTTATTCCCGGCTAAGTCATTACCATCAGGTTCTATGGCTAGACAGTCGGTAGAAGAACTTAAAAAGAAGTTTATTGTATTTTTTAAGACTTACCCAGAATACAACTGGACCTTAGTTCACTTAGCAACTGACTACTATATCTTTGAGAAAGAAAAGAAAGGGTATCAGTTTATGATGAACAGTAGTTATTTTATACAAAAGACAGATAATGTAAGTAAGACTACTAAGTCAGAGCTAGCAGATCACTGTCAGTTTTTACTTGATAACCCAGATATATTAAAAACCTGCGTTAGAAGATTATAAGAAACAAAATGATACTTGGTTTCAAGAAAAACCTTAGAAAAATTTTGTTTTTTCCTTAACTTATCATATATTTGAATTACATTAAACAATTTAACATGAGTAACACAACCCACAATTCTGAGGACTTAAAGGATTTCTTTAAAACACTCCCCGTAGTAGACGAGTCAAGACCTGATCTACGTATTATAAACCTTGAGATACTAGAGTCTGTAGTCAGACATGCTGAAAACAGAGCTTCATTAACCGCTAGTATGAACACTTTAGCACAAGCTAAAGACATCGTACAAGAAGTGTTTGGTAAATCATTAGCTAGTTTATAATACAATCTTACATGGATCAAAAAATAGAAAGACCCTATGGTGCTATTACGCACGCTGAAGGGTTACGCAAAGGTCTAAAATACATTAATGATAGACGTAAAGGACGTATTAAGTCCTTAAGAACACCTTGGGATGCTATTAACAATGCAACCATTGGTGGCATAGAGTGGGGTAGCCTAGTTACAATAGGTGCACGCCCCGCTGCAGGTAAGACTATGTTCATTAGTCATATCCTGAGAGAGTCTAAAAGACTCAATCCAGATCAAGAATTTTCTATTTTAGAGTTCCAGTTTGAGATGGGTGATGAATCCTATGCTGCAAGAGAGTTTGCGGCACAGGTTGCTATGGACTATAACGTAGTCCTATCATTCTAAAAAACAGTTAGATGATTTTGCTTACGAGCAAATGGAAAACTATCTGAAAGATGCAGAAGAACTAGAGAAGCTTGGTATACAGAGAATACGTATAAAGAAGCCTCTTACTTCTGCTGATATGAAGAAAGCTATTCATCACTACTTCAATGAGCTAGGTGGTAAACCTATGATTGTAACTATTGACCACAGTTGGCTTGTAAAAAAAGCAGCAGACGAGAGAGAGAAGTTACAGACTCTTTACAACATAGCAGATATGCTTATAGATGTAAAGCGTGACTTACCTGTTATTGTTATCATTCTTACACAACTTAACCGTACCATGGAAGATGTATCACGCAGAACTCCAGGTACAATTGCTAACTATCCTAGTTCATCAGATATTTTTGGTGGTGATGCTCTTATGCAAGGCTCAGACTTAGTCTTTGCTATCAGTAGACCATTTACACTAAACATAGAAGACTATGGGCCAGAGCATTATCAAGCTAGTAAAGAAAATGTATTCTTGCATTTACTGAAGTTACGTAACGGTGCTACAGATGATAACATTATTTTCTTACAGACAGATTTTAAAAGACAACGTATGATTGAGTCGGGTCCTCCACCAATGGTACAGCAACATACAACAAACATGGGCCCCAAGAGGACCTAGAACAAACAGACAACAACCTTCGGCTGATGTTGGCCAAGAATTATAAAACAAAAACACACAGTATGACAAGTAACACACAGCAAGTAACAGATGTTAAAGAGCTTAAGAGACTTAAGCTAGAAACAATTAGGGATTTTCATCAAGATCTAATTGATGACTTAGAAATTCCACGTACAGATTTCAACATGAAGATGCCGTTCTATGACAAACATGGTAGAATGGTAGTAGGTATTTTCTCTTCTGAGTTTAGAAAAGAAAAAGGTTTCTTCTTTGAGCTGATTACCAGAGACCTTACTCCTGCAGATGCAGAACGTAAAGTTTATAGAGTACCAGTAAGTTCTTCATACGAAGAAGAGTATGAGCTTAATGAAAAAGGTTCTTACCTTGTTCCTCTAGAAGAGCTAAGAGTTGTTAATCCTACATCAGTAGCTATTAAGAAGACAGCTAACTTCGGACCTAATCAAGAACAATCATTACCTTCTTCACTACCTAAATCTCCTATGCAAGCTTATAAGGCACCGGCTACTATGGAAGACGCACCTTATAGTGAAATGACTATTAGAGATTACTATGCTATCCAAACAGGTAAACCAGTAAGTTCTAAAACATGGTTAAACGAGTTAATCAAATCTACAAAATAACATATGGCACAAGGAATCCTAATTATTGCAGAGTCTGGTTCAGGTAAATCTACTAGTGTAGAGACCCTTAATCCAGCAGAAACGTTTATTATAAACGTGGCTAACAAAGCTTTACCTTTTAAAGGGTGGAGAAAGAAGTATGTTCAGTGGAGTAAAGATAACCCAACAGGTAATCTATATTCTGCTAGTTCATCTACACAGATAGAAGCATGCATGAAGTATGTTTCAGAAAAACGTCCAGACATTAAGAACTTAGTTATTGATGACTTTCAGTATATGAGTTCTTTTGAGTTCTTTGAAAGAGTAGACGAGAAGGGTTACGAGAAGTTTACCCAGATCGGTGCTAACTTGGCACGTATTGCACGTATGCCTAAAGACTTAAGAGAAGACTTAATGGTCTTTATCCTTACACATGCTGAAGAATCTACAGACATGGAGGGTAAAAAGAAGTTTAAAGCTAAGACCATTGGTAAAATGGTTGACGAAAAACTTACTTTAGAAGGATTATTTTCTATAGTTTTGTTTGGTAAAGTTAAGAAAGACAAAGACGGTATACATCAGATACGTATTTGAGACAGCCAATAACGGTGAGAACACATGTAAAGCACCAAAAGGTATGTTTGACGAGTTTGAGATTACAAACGACTTAGCTTTAGTTAGACAGAGCATTATAGATTACGAGAACTAGTACTCAATTTTTCATTCACATAAATAAAAAACACGTATGTTTAGTACAAAAGGACAAGAAGTCAAAACAACAGGTGGGACAGCTAAGTCTCTACAAACAGGAGTAGTTTATGCACACATCTACAGTGGGCAAGTAAGAACATCTAACAAAGGTGATAAGAAAACCTTAGAGTTAGTATTAGAAGGCCCAGCATCTGAGGGCTTTGAAGGTTGGGCTATTGATAAAAATAATCCAGACGGACCTAAGTTTACAGGACAATCTAGTCGTGTATCTGCAACTATCTGGACTGACCAGTTCAATGATAGTAACGTATCTAAAAATGAGATCATGTTCAAGCTTGCAGTTATTGCATCAGAGCTTGGCTTAAGAGATCAGATTGATAATATCTCTGCATCTAGTCTTGAAGACTGGGTTGAGAAAGCTGTGTACATCTTAAAAGGACAGAACTTATACTGGTTCCTAAAAGGTACAGAAGAAGAATACAATGGTAAAACTATCATTAAGTTATCTCTTCCTAAGTATAAGTTCGTATCTGCTGATGAAGCAAAGCTTGACAAGTTTGATAAGAACAACCAGTATCACTATAAGGCTTTGCAAAACAAGCCAGTATCTAGCTTTGAGCCAGTGAATAGTGACTTTGATATGTAATTAACTGCCCAGAAGATCAAAGGGGGAGTGTAACTGCTCCCCCTTCTTCATTTAATTCTAGATCATGTTTAAGATAAAAAATATGGTACATGACATCAAGGATGTTCCTACGTCATGGATATTTGAACACTTCTGTAAGCTTGGTGAAAAGCTTAGCGGGCATGATATAAAAATTAAAAGCATATTTAATTCTAAAGAACGTACACCTAGCATGTGTATATACTATGATGCTACTAAGGATACCTATAAGTACAAAGACTTTTCTTCTGGTAAAGGAGGTTCTGCAATTGATCTAGTAAAAGATCTAACAGGACTGAACTATCATAAAGCCTGTACTTTAGTAGTAGAGAATTATAATGACTTTGTCCTCCACAATAACGGAGGATATGATGTACAGAAATTTAAACAAGCTTCTAAGTATAAAGTTAGCAAGTTTGTTTTCAGGTCCTGGACCACACAAGATCAGTATTTCTGGACCCAGTTTAACATTGGATCTAGAATCTTAACAGAGCATAATGTAAGACCTTTAGATAACTACACTATGCATAAGGATTGCGATGATGGGCCCATTGATCTAACCATTAGAGGTAACTACTTATACGGTTACTTTAAAACAGATGGTACGCTGTACAAAATATATCAGCCCAAGACGTTAGATAAAAAATTTATTAAAGTTCAGGACTATATCCAAGGATCTGAACAAGTTAAGAATGCACCTTATCTAATTATCACCTCTTCTTTAAAAGACGTTATGTCTTTAAAGAGCTTAAAGATACCAACTCTGGATATTATTGCACCAGATTCAGAGAACACTATAATCCGTAAAGAACTTATGGATCAATACATTAAGAAGTATAAGAAAGTAATTATACTTTTTGACTATGATGAGCCCGGCATTAAAGCTATGGAAAGATATAAAGAAATATATCCTGAAGTAGAGTATGCTGTCCTACCAATGAGTAAAGATCCTTCTGATTCTATTAAGGACTTCGGTCCTAAAGAAGTATATCTACGTTTAGTACCTATACTTAACAAAAGAATATTAAATGACGAAGAAAAAAACAGTTAGACGAACTACTACTATAAAGACAAGAAATGCAGGTACTATGACAGAGTCTGCATTTTGGAGTTTTATAAGAAGTGCGTTACGTCAAAAATCAAGATGGTGGAAACCTATTACACAATGTAAACTTGAAGCTCGTAGAGCATATACAGGTCCCTTAAAAAGACAAAAGTTTGAATACCAGTGTAATACTTGTAAAAAATGGTTTCCTGAAAAGAAGATAAACGTGGACCACATAGTTGGTGCAGGTAGTCTTAACTGTGCAGATGACCTTCCAGGATTTGTAGATAGATTGTTCTGTGAACAAGATAATCTACAAGTACTCTGTGAAACTTGTCATGATATAAAAACAAAACTAGAAAAATCAAAATAGTATGGATGCACAAATTAAAACTTGTCCCACTAGCATTGCTGACTTAGAGGGTAAGTTAGATGATCTTATTAAATTTTTAGAGTATGAAGAGGCTATGACAGTAGATCCTACTACTCAGAGACGTATTAGAGCTAAGCTAGTTGAGCTTGGTATTTGGGAAAAATAAAAAATAATAACATGGAATTAGAAGATATCATGCAGGAGTCTGCAGAACTGTTAGAGAATAACTTTTACTCACAAAAGTTTTATTTTAGTTATAGTAGTCTTAACAAGCTACTATGGAATCCAGCTGTGTTTTATCAGCATTATATACTAGGTATGAAAGAAGAGCGTACTGATGCTCACTTAGTACAGGGTAAGATTATACACTGTCTTCTTTTAGAAGAAGATAAGTTTAACGATCAGTTTATTATTAGCCCGGGTAAACTTCCAGGTGACGCAGTAAAAGCTGTAGCAGATAGAGTGTTTGCACACTATCAAGAGTTATCACAAAACGGTGACTTAAGAACTGAGCTTAAAGACTTTGATCAAGCTATCCTTGATGTAATGGTAGATATGAACTATCATCAAAGCTTAAAGACAGATCAACAACGTATAGATAAAATTATTAGTCCAGAAACCCTAAACTATTGGGACTTCTTAAAGACTAAAGGTAATAAAATGCTGATTGATCAAGATACCTATGACTTTTGTAAAAATGCTGTAGATCTTATTAAGACCAACAAAACTGTTTCTGATTTAATTGGTTGTAACTTAAATGACTTTGATAACAAAGAAGTCTATAACGAGATACCATTGACAGTAGAATATGCTGATGCACCGTTTGGTCTTAAAGGAATTATAGATAATCTTGTCATAGATCATGATAAAAAAACTATCTTTGTTAACGACATCAAGACTACTAGTAAAGACTTAAAAGACTTCAAAGAAACTATTGAGTTCTATTCTTACTGGCTACAAGCAGTTATCTACTGCACTATGGTGGCTACTAGATATAGAGAATTATTAGATTCTGGATATGAACTTAAGTTCCACTTTGTAGTGATTGATAGAGCTTTCCAAACTTATCCATTCTATGTAACAGAGCCAACTTTAAATAGCTGGTTAACAAGAATGAAGACAGTTTTAGAATCTGCTAAATGGCACTATGTTAATAAAAGATACGATCTACCTTATGATTTTGCTACAGGTAGCGTAGTTTTGTAATCAAACTATAAAATGATAGAGAGCTTATACACAAAATATTTCCAGAAATCTAGAGCATTTCTGTTTCCTGCTTTGGGTATAAAGCGTACTAGTAACTTTACTCCATCTGGGACTTACCTTTCCGTAGAAGGATTGGTAAGCCCAGAGGATATAAAGCTAGTTTGTAGCTTTCCAGATGATGAATCTGAAGGCTTCAAGGCTTTTGAGCAAGCTATGCTCTTAAGTAATCCTTTATTCTTAGAAGTTATACCTATCCAAGGATATAAGTTATATGTGTTTGATTTTCAGATATATAAGGCTGACTGGTTCAACTTTATACTAGGTAAGTATTCCAAACTTTCTGCAGTGTTAAAGAGAGCCATTAAGAATTATTATGGTGATAAGTCAAGTGAATATAAGTACATAGAAACATTCTTGTACCCTGAAAAGTACTTTACTCTCTACGCTAAGCTATTAGATGTTGAGGTTAAGACACTACAGGAGACAGGAGAACTATGTGATCCCTGTGACATGGAAAAAGAAAATTTAAAAATTCCAGTAGCAGATTTGGATTTATTAAAAAAAGGTATTTAATTTTGTACAAATAATAAAAAAACCATGAAGAATTCAATGATGTTAGTTACCAGTAGCTGGGGTAACGAAAAGACATTTAAGCTGTTACCTATTTCACCAGAGTGTCCTTATAACGAGTGTATCTTTGACGTAAGCACAAAAGTATTGGCTGTTATTGGTAAAGAAAAGAAAGAGTCTTTTCACATGTTACCAAAACTAACTGATATTGGTGATGTTCAATATTTAAAGATTGGTAAAAGACCAAACGGTAAAGAGTATAGTGAAGAAAGAAAGATGTTAGAAACTTTCTATGAGTACTATGTAGAAAACTTAGATGAAATTGTTGACTTCTTAAAGATGTTTGCAATCAATGCAGACACTTATGATTACAAGCAGTACTTAGATAAAAAGGTTGAAGAACCAAAAACATCTAACATACTGACCGGTATTTAATTTGTCCTTGTCCATTCATACAAACTAAGGCAGATATGTTCTGCCTTTTTTTGGCGGCAAAAAGGGGGAAACAGCTTAACTGAATAATAAATATGGAAGAAATAAAACCAACCCATTGGGTAATGGACTATGAAACACTTACTAATTGTTTTATAGGTGTGTTTCAGCATTACAAAGATGAGAATATCAGGAAGACCTTTGTAATCTATAAAGATCGTAACGATCTACCTCAATTTATAGACTTTCTTAATGAGTGTAAGAACAAGAACCAGTGGCATATAAGCTACAATGGTTTAGCTTTTGACGCTCAAATAAGTCAATATATACTAGATAAGCAGCGTCAGCTACTAACATTTAGTACTGAAGAAGTAATTAAAAGCATCTATGCTTTTGCACAAAAGACTATATCTCTTAAAGATCAAAACAGCTTTCTTGAGTATCCACCAGCTAAGTTAAAGATTAGACAGATAGATCTGTTTAAGATGAACCACTGGGACAACCGAGCTAAGATGTCTTCTCTTAAGTGGATACAGTATAGTATGGACTGGCAAAACGTAGAAGAGATGCCACACCATCATGCGGCCCCTGTAGAAACAGATGAGCAGCTCAAGATGATTACCGAGTATTGTGTAAACGATGTACTTAGTACCAAGAAAGTATTAGAGCATTCTAAAGAACAGATTGTTTTAAGACAGACTCTTACTAGAGAATACGGCATTGATCTATACTCTGCTTCTGAGCCAAGGATATCTAAAGAACTATTCCTGCATTTTTTATCACAGAAGCTTGGATGGGACAAAGGAACAATCAAAACACTGAGAACCCATCATAGAGAAATCTATCTAGGTCAATGTATACTTCCTTACATCAGTTTTAAGACTGATCACTTCCAGAGAATGTTTGACTATCTACGTACTCAGGTAATTATATCCACTAAGAATGGGTTTAAGTACACTGTAGACTACAAAGGTATGAAAACTGATTATGGTCTAGGCGGTATACACGGTGCCCGTGAAGCCGGGGTGTATGAAGCTAAGCCCGGTTATACTATCATGACCAGTGATGTTACATCATTCTATCCTAACCTAGCTATCCGTAATGGATTTCACCCAGCTCATCTTCCTAAAGATGAATTCTGTGAACTGTACGAGTGGTTCTTTGAAGAGCGTAAGAAGATTCCTAAAACAGATCCTAAGAACTACGTGTATAAGATTATTCTTAACAGTACATACGGTTTAACAGGTGATGAAAACAGTTTCCTGTACGATCCAAGGATGACTATGCAGATTACCATCAACGGTCAGCTTAGTCTGAGCATGCTTTACGAGATGATCTGTGAAGAGATTCCAGAAGCTGTACCTCTTATGCAAAATACTGACGGTCTAGAAACACTGATACCTATCTCCTATGTAGAGAAGTATCACGAAATCTGTGCTCGTTGGTGTAAGATGACTATGCTTGAACTAGAACATGATGAGTATTCTAAGATGATCATCAGAGATGTAAACAATTACATAGCAGTGTCTAAATCAGGTAAAGTTAAATGCAAAGGTGCGTTTGAGTGGGAGGATCTAGACAAAAAGAAAGTAGCAGTGTTCCATAAGAACAAAAGCTTTCTTATTATACCAAAGGCTATCTATGCTTACTTTACAAAAGGTGTAAAGCCTGAAGACTTCCTAGCAGCTAATCAAAACATCTTTGATTACTGTGCAGGAGTTAAAGCTAAGAGCGGATGGTACTTTGAACTAAGAAACATACAAGAGGGTGAGTTAGTATCCAAACGACTACAAAAGATTGTAAGATACTATGTTTCTAATAAAGGTGGTAAACTAGTCAAGTGTCACACAGACGGAAGACTTATTCAAGTAGAGTCTGGACAGTGGTTACAAACTACCATAAACGAAATAAACGAAACAATACCCTTTGATTCTTATGGGATTAACAAGAGCTACTATCTAGATCAGATCTACAAAGAGATCCATCAGATAGAAAAAGAAAAGAGTTTATCATTTACACAATTATCATTATTCTAACAATACAATTATGCCAGTAAAAACAGTTTTTGAAACAGAACATTATTTAAGGAGCTCTGCTCTACCTAATCACGGGAAGTCTTACACAGTCATCCCGCACGGAACAGTAATAGATGAAGCTAGAATCCAGTTGGCAGCAGCTGGTTTTATCATCAAGAAAGAATTATATAAAGCTATCACTCACAGGAGATGTAGCACAAGGTATGTACCACCTAGAATCTGGTAACGATCCAGAGATGGGTCTTATGTTTGTATGGTCAAACAGTTATAATAAAACCATGGCGTTTAAGTGTGCTATTGGTGCACATGTATTTATCTGCTCTAACGGTGTAGTATCAGGAGATCTAGGTAACTACAGAAGAAGACACAGCGGTTCTGCTTTATCTGATGTAGCTACATCAATGCAAGAGCAGATAGCTAATGCTTCTAAGTACTATGATAACCTTATCCAAGACAAACAGATGCTAAAAGATGTTCACCTTAGTCAAAGACAAAAGGGGACCATCTTAGGTAGACTGTTTGCTGAAGATGAAATTCTTACACTTACTCAAGTAGGTATTGTTAAGCGTGAGCTAGATAAGCCAACGTTCAATTATAGTAGTAATCCAGACAGTGCCTGGGATATGTACAACCATATTACTCTGGCTTTGAAAGATTCTCACCCTATGAGATATCTATCTAACCATCAAAGAGTACACACCTTCTTTGTAAATGAGTTTGGTAATCTAGTATCAACGACAAATAGTGTCGTAGAACCAGTTGCAATACAAGCTCCAGTTATGGAAGAAGAATTAGTAGCTGATTTTGGTGTTAACTTTCTTTAATAAATCAGGGGGAGATAAGTAGTCTCCCCCATAATTTAATTAACTATGACATGGTATATATTAAATGAAAACAAGACTACCACTGCATTACCTGCAGGTGAGTATCCTAAGCTAGGTGCTTTTAAAGAACCATCTAAACATGTTGGTGATATTACTATAGGAGACCAAAGAATATCTACAGTGTTCTTACACTTTGATCACGGTCTAAACTTTGGAACACCTACAGAACCATCTGACCCAGTATTATTTGAGTCTATGATTTTTAATGGACCACACGATGAGTACCAACGTAGATACTGTACGTATCAAGAAGCTTTAGAAGGACACAATAATCTTGTTAAAGCTTTAGAGGAGGAGAGACATCCTGACTTTTACTTTAACGATTAAAAACTAACACAATGATTATAGGAATTTCAGGATACTCAGGATCTGGAAAAGATTTAGTGGGTACTATTATACAAGAGATTAGCCTAAACAAATGGCACATTAAGAAGTGGGCTGGTAAGTTAAAGACCATAGCTTCTATACTTACAGGTATTCCTGTAGAAAACTTTGAGGATCAAGAGTTTAAGAAAACATTATTAGGTCCAGAATGGGGTACAGTAAAAGACATGCCTTTAAATGGAGTACCAGTATTTGCTGATATACAGTTTAACAGTTTAATCACTGTTAGAGACTTCTTACAAAAACTAGGTACAGATGCTATCAGAGATAACCTGCATGAAAATACTTGGGTCAACGCAACTTTAGCTGACTATACAACTGAATCTAACTGGATCATTACAGATACACGTTTTCCTAATGAAGCAGAAGCTATCAAGAAAGCTGGTGGTATTGTTGTCCGTATAAACAGACCAGGTGTACAACCTATTAATCCACATCCATCTGAGACTAGTCTAGATGACTGGAACTTTGATGCTGTAATTAATAACGATGGTGATGTATCAGATATTGTACATAAAGTTGGCTTATTACTTTACAGACATAACATTAAATAATGAAAATCATTCATCAAAAAACTAAAACTTTAATCACCCGGGACAATGGAAGAAGTTCAGACGCAGTTAGTCCGAACTTCATCTATGGGTGTTTAGGTGGTTGTATGAGCTCATACTGTTATGTAGGCAGATACAATCATGATAAGGTGTATGTAAATGAAAACACCAATGATATTTTACAATCAGTTTGGGACTGGTTAATAAATAAACCGTGGCCCAAAGCTCCAAACCAATGTGACGAGAAATACTATACTATAGATATTGGTTGTAGTACGGATGTAGCACTGATGAGTAAACACTATAACTGGGAACATGTTTTTGGCTGGTTTGACAATCACAAAATGGCTAAGACCACCTTTGCTACTAAGTACCCTACTATGTTTCGTCCTAATGAAAAGTTTGTAATACATCCTGATAAACACCGGGTCCGGGTAAGTTTGATGCCTCAGCTTTATTCTGATGTGTTAGAACCAGGTACAGATACTATAGAAGAGCGTATATGGAGTATACCTAGGCTACAGCAGTACATGGAAGTGCACATTAACTTTAGCCCTATTGTTTATACAGATGGCTGGTTACAGGAGTACCGTAAGTTATTTCAGCAACTTAAAGCTGCCGGTGTAGATGTTAAGTGTGAATGCATATTCCTTACACACAACGTACATCAGCATGAGCGTAACTCTGATATAGTAAGAGACATCTTATGGCGTCCTGATATACAGGAATCTAAAGATTCTCAGTATGCTGCTGACAACATTCGTTACCAGTGGCAGCTAAAGAAAGAAATGATCAACCAGTTTACTAAACTCTATGCAGAGTTCTTTGATCCCGCTAACATTAGATATATATTTTAACTATGAAACTTATTGTAAAAGAAGGCAGCTATGAAGCTGATACCCTATGGGGTATAATAGTAGAAGTCTTGAAACACAGATTTTGGCATTTAAGAACCCACGGTAAGTGGATGGACTAATTAAAAAATAAAGTATGAAAACAACCATGAAAGATAAAATAACATGGTGGAAGTTGTTGATTGTATTTCTTTCAGCAATAGTATTAGAAGCTAATTCAATAGCAAGTTTTAGGTATTTAATGGATAAACAATGGATTGGTATGGTATCTATGGTATTTATTAATCCATTTCTATGTTTACCTATGAACCATTTTACTATAGAAGTAAAAACATTTAAAGGAAGGTTTTTAATAGCACTTGCTTTTGCACTTGGATTTAGTACAGGAGTATTACTTATAAGACCTTTATTTATTTAAAGACAAATTAAATAATATATGAGAAGACAAACTCCTGTAGAAAGACTAGCAGACTATGTACGGTCAAGATATGATACCACTGAAGTATTTAATAATCTGGTAACCAATCTGTTACACAGAGAAATGCTACAGCGTGTGGAAGACTATAATGCTGGACATGCTGACGGTCTATGCAATCATATTAATGATGCTAATAATTATATAAACGAACAAAACTATTTAAAAGATGAAGATACTACACATTAGTGATACCCATGGGTTTCACAACGACTTTCCAGCAAGTACGTGGGAAGGTATAGACGTAGTAGTCCATAGTGGGGACTGCTCTAATTGGAGAGATGTTGGTAGAAATATACAGGAAGTACATAACTTTCTTAATTGGTATGAAATGGTTCCAGTTAAACATAAAATATTTGTAGCTGGTAATCATGACACTTCTATAGAAAGGAATAAGTGGGCTCCAAGTGAATTTACTGATCGTGGTATTACTTATTTACAAAATAGTGAAATTGTAATAGATGGTATTAAGTTTTATGGATCTCCTATTACACCTACTTTTGGAGATTGGGCATTTATGAAAGATAGAGCTAAGACTCATGAGGTATGGGCACAGATACCAGATGACACTGACGTCCTTATAGTTCATGGTCCTCCTAAAGGAGTACGAGATCTTTCGTTTGATAGACACGGACAACTAGAGTTCTGTGGTGACCTATCTCTTACAAAGAGATGCTGGGCTCTAAAAGACACACTAAAGTTAGTTTGTTTTGGCCATATCCATAATATGGATGGGGTTGATACTAACCAAGGGGTCTCCACTTACTCACGTACAAAAACTGTGTTTTCTAATGCAGCTTGTGTATATGATGGAAAATTTAGCCTTGGTCTAACTTCTTTTGGAAACTTGCTAGAAGTTCAATAATTTTAAGTATATTATATAACCAACACTTACTATGAAAGATAAATGCGTAAGCTGCGGTGCAGAAACCGCCTATGAAATATCTACTCATATAGATATGAGAAATGGATATATTGAAGGTTTAGGACAGTTGTGTAGCAAATGTCATACATCTGCTACTAACTTTAATCACATTTTAGTACCTGCTTCTACAATCATTAACACTCCTAACAATAATGATTTAGGAGCTAAAGTCAGAGAGATTTATTATGAAACAAAAGACTGACGTAGTTAAGGATATTATTGACCAAATGTTTATCATAGCCGGCCATCCAGAAGTCGGCTATGATGACATCATTGGTAGAAAAGATGAATGGTATCTTCAATGGAGCATGACTGAAGACCAACGTAAAGAATGGATAGAATGGGGCGTTGCCTACTTCCGTAAAAAGAAACGTTGGAATAAGAAGTTTGCAGAAAGAGAAATGGCATTTCTGGATCTATATTGTGGACTAACAACTAAAACAAAATGAAAAAATATATAACTGCAGTATTAAGCTTAGGTACAATAACACTACTGTTTTATACTATGTTTGATTTAAGAGAACAGGTAAAACAGGTTCAAGTATTACAACATGAACTAGACAGTGTTATGATTATGAAAGATAGTTTATATGATGTAAGTTTTCAAGCTCAAGTAGAAAATGGTAGATATGAATTATCTCTTATACATTTAAAAGAAGTCAATCCTAAAGCTGCTGATGAATTTGAAAACTTTTACGGTCATGAAACAGAGTAAATGGAAATGGGATGTAATATTTGTGTGGCTTGTTATAGCTGCAACTAGTTTTACATTATGGTATAATATCATAAACTTTTTTATTAAATAATTATGATAGGTCCTAAATATAGACTTACAAGATTAAACGATGGTCTTGTTAAAGAAGGTATGCAAGTAGCTTGGATTAACTATAAGCTTACCGGTAACTCTATATATCCTCGACCCGCTAAAGGAAGAGGTTTTGTAATATATAGAAGCATGGGAAACTACTGGCAAACTACACGAGTACAATCTTTTAAAAGATTAAAGGGTGGTATAATAATGTTTACAACAGAAAATAGTGATTATAAATTAGAAAAATTAAAGTAAGAAACATGAGCTTAGAAGAGAAGAAAAAAAACATTTTTGAGGCTAGAGTAAACATCCTACCCTATGAGTACCCACAGTTATTAGCATATAAAGATGCTATCCGTCACTCCTATTGGATTGATACTGAGTATAACTTTACTACAGATATTGATGACTTTAGAGTTAAGGTGACAGATGAAGAAAGAGAGGTTATTAAAAAGACTATGCTGGCTATTGCTCAGATAGAAGTTAACGTTAAAACCTTTTGGGCTGACTTATATAAGAGAATGCCCATCACTGAGATCGGTGATGTAGGTATGACCTTTGCAGAATCTGAAGTGAGACACAAAGATGCTTATGCTAGACTACTTAGAATCCTAGGATTAGAAGAAGAGTTTAGAACAGTAATTGAGATACCAGCTATTGAAGGTAGAATCAAATACCTAAAGAAGTATCTTGACGGATCTCGTAGTAAAGACAATAAGATGTACACCAAAAGCGTTCTTCTTTTCTCTCTATTCATTGAGCACGTAAGCTTATTCAGCCAGTTCTTGATTATGATGTCTTTTAACAAAGAGAAAAACTTATTCAAGGGTATCTCTAACGTGGTAGAAGCTACTTCTAAAGAAGAAGATATCCATGGTAACTTTGGAGCTGAACTAATTAACATTATCAGATCAGAAAACCCAGAGTGGTTTGATCTAGAGTTTGAAGACTTAATCTATTCTGCTTGTAACAAAGCATACATTGCTGAGTGTGACATCTTAGACTGGATCTTTGAAAAAGGTGAGCTTGACTTTCTTCCTAAAGAAAACATCAGACAGTTTATTATGAACAGGTTTAACAACTCTCTTGCAAAGATTGGTATGAAACCATTGTTCTATGTAGATAGTAGCCTACTAGAGCAGACTCATTGGTTTGATGTAGAAATTACAGCTACTAAAGAAGGGGACTTCTTTTACAAGAAACAAATTGATTACAATAAAAAATCTAAAGCTATCACAGAAGATGACCTATTCTAACTATTATTGGCTTAATGATGAAAGCCGCAAGTTCCTCTCAAGAGGATACATTACAGAATTACCAGAACAGAGAATTAAAGACATTGCTAGGACAGCTGAGAAGTATCTTGGCGTCCATGGCTTTGCACAGAAGTTTGAAGACTATATGGCTAAAGGCTACTATAGTCTTTCTACACCAGTATGGATTAACTTTGGTAAGCAAAAAAGGTTTACCTATTAGTTGTTACGGATCTAACGTAGACGACAATCTAGACAGCATTCTTAATGCAGGTAGAGAGATTGGTATGATGTCTAAGTACGGTGGAGGCACTAGTGTATACCTTGGAAACATCCGGGCCCGGGGAACAGTGATTTCTACAGGAGGTACTGCAGATGGACCTGTACACTATGCACGCATATACGATACAGTGGTTGATGTTTGTAAACAATCAGAAGCTAGACGTGGTGCTTGTGCTGCATACTTACCAGTAGAACATCCAGACATCCTAGAATTCCTAGACATTGGTACAGAAGGTAATCTTATACAGAACCTTCAGTATGGTGTGACAGTTGGTGACGCATGGCTTGAAGAGATGAAAGCTGGTGACCCAGACAAACGTAAGATCTGGGCTAAGATTATCCAGAGACGTAATGAGTTTGGCTTTCCTTACATCATGTTTAAAGACAACACTAACAACAACTCTCCTTATAAAGAAATAGGATTAGAGATTACAGCTAGTAATCTATGCTCAGAGATCCAGCTTCCTACAGACAGTTACAACTCTTTTGTATGTTGTCTAGGGTCCCTAAATCTATTACACTGGGATAAGATTAAGCAGACAGATGCTATTGAAATCTATACACTCTTTCTTAATGCAGTGATTGATGAGTTCATTACTAAAGCTGCTACTCTCCCGGGGATGGCAAGGGCCCACAGGTTTGCAGAACAACATAGAGCTATTGGACTAGGTGTACTAGGATACCATTCTTATCTGCAGTCTAAGCTTGTAGAGTTTGAATCTATGGCGGCTAAGATGATTAACGTAGATATCTTTAAGACTATTAAAGAAAGATCTGACGCTACATCTAGAGTGCTGCACACAGACCATGGTTATGAATCTCTTAGAGAAGGATATGCTAACACTACACTTGTAGCTATAGCTCCTACTAAATCTAGCTCATTTATTCACGGTCAAGTATCTATGGGTATTGAGCCTATCAAATCTAACTACTTTATCAAAGACTTAGCTAAGAGTAAAAACTGTGTACAAGAATCCTTTCTTAGAAGAAGAGCTTGAGAAGCATGGTCTTAACACACCAGAGACTTGGGAAAGCATCCTAAAGAAAGACGGTTCTGTACAACACTTAGACTTCCCTACTAAAGAAGTATTTAAATCCTTTATAGAGATTAGTCCTAAAGAGATTATTATTCAGGCTGCTGCAAGACAGAAGTTTATTGATCAGTCTCAATCTTTAAATCTAATGATACACCCTTCAGTTCCAGCTAAGGACATTAACCAGTTATATTTGTTTGCTCATGAGAACGGAGTAAAGACTCTATACTACCAGTTTAGTATAAGCAGTGCTCAGTCATTTGCAAGAAACATTCTAGAGTGTGCAAGCTGTGAAGGATAAGAAAAAGGGAGGCTAAAATCTCCCTTTTTTTACGTAACTTTATTAAAATTTTATAAGAACATGGAAAACTTTGACGTATTAATTAACAATGTAGTGGGTTGGGCTGAAGACAAAAACATCCTTAAACCTGAGAACGCACCTAAGCAGATGCTGAAAGTGATGGAAGAAGTAGGAGAAACTGCTGGAGCTTTGGCTAAGAACAAGCAAGCTGAACTTAAAGACGGTATTGGTGATGCATTTGTAACACTAATCATCTTAGCTAAGCAAGTAGGCATGGAACCTGCAGACTGTCTAGAAGCAGCTTGGAATGAGATTAAAAACCGTACAGGTAAAACTGTTAACGGTGTATTTGTAAAAGATTAGTATGAATGAAAATCAAATGATTAATAAACTACAACATCTATCTGTAGAAGATGCTTATGTAAGAAGAATTCTTAGAAGAGCTGTCAGAAGACTTAGATGTGATGGTATTAGATTAGTAGTTTAGAAACGCTAAAGAATCATTACTTAATATAGAATTATGAAAAGAGCTCTATACTTAGATGACCAAAGAACACCAACTAACACACTACCAGGGTATGAGCCCTGGTTTGTTGTTAGGAACTATGATCAGTTTGTAGAATGGATTACTCTCAACGGTATGCCAGACTTTGTATCATTTGACCATGATCTAGCTGAAGAGCATATAGATGATTATTTTAAACAGAAGCTAGCATTAGGATATCAGCATCCCAGTTATAATGAATACACTGAGAAGACTGGTCTAGACTGTGCTAGATGGTTAGTGGATTACTGTCAAGAAAGAAACATACCTTTATGTGGATGTTCTGTACACAGCCACAATCCTGTAGGAGCTAGTAATATACATAGCTTACTTAACGGATTTAAAAAACACTTGGGCTTACCAGAAGATTGCTACATCGGTAAACACCCTTTCATAGTAGAAACTAAAACAAAATAACATGCATATTAAAATCAAATTACTGACACAAGATGAAATCTTCTTTGGTGTAAGGTTTACTATAAGTAAAGTAGTAACAGACCTGACAAGATATTCACCAGAAAAAGAATACCCTAAAGCTTACACTTTAGATATTGGCTTTCTGCTCGGTACAATTGAATTAACATTTAAGGGTAGCAATTAAGCTACCCTTTTTTTTATTGACTCAGTCTAGACTTATAGTTTTTAAATCTATCTTCTGGATGGAATAACTCATAGTAGTTCATATAACCAGTTAATCCCATTATATCCTTTTTAATTTTTTCTTCACCCTTATCAAACAGCTTAGTGTTTCTTTGATAGTATGCTAGTTTATTCCAATACTCTCCAGCTTCACTATCTTCATCAACAAACTGGGTCATACCTAAAGCAAAGCCATGTGTAAGTAAACTACCAACTCTAGTTAAGTCACGTCCGGCATTGGTAAATGAACTAACGTTATCAATATAGTTATTAATATCACCTATAATAATCATTGGTACAAGAGATCTGGTTTCCATATCAACTTTAGCATAAACAGCTAATGCATTATAAGCAAGAGTTTTAGATAAAGATAAATCTTCTTCATCATCATCTGGCATAGCACCAACTAGTAAACGTCCAGTTATATACATAGCGGCTGCTACAGCAAACTCTCTCATAGCCATTTGACTTTTTTGCTGATACATTTCTGAAACACCAGTGTTTTTAGCACCAAATATGGCATACAGTAACTGTTTTTTATTATATATCTGTATAGCTCTCATAAAAGCTCTATAGATACCGACAGTTTCAACACCTGCTTCATAACTAGTTCCTCTACCACCAAATCTATTTTTAATAGCTGGTGCTAAGTACTTACGGAAAAATACTAATAATCTACCTGTAATACCTCTCTCAATTTGTGTCTTATCCCAAGATGCATAGTTACCTTGAGTTCTACGAATTTCACTCCAAACAGCTCTTTGTGTAGCTTCTTCATCTTTTTTAGACCATTCTACATCAGGACGAATTACAACTTCACCATTTGCATTTTCTGTATAGGCTTCAAAAACATTAACAGTTTTTATATTTCCGTTCTCATCTTTCTCATACTCAGTAACAGCTCCATTTTCATCCCTACTCTTTACTACTTTAACTTTTACGTTATCTAATACAGCAAGCCAGATAGTTGATCCAATTTCTACCTCACCTTTATCTTGTACATCCATTATAAAGTTAAGATCAAAAAGACCTTGCTTTAATCTTTGACCAGTAGTTCTAGTTTTATTATAGTACTTATCTAAAGAATCTTGTAAAGGATTCCAGTAAGTAAACATTTTAGTGATAAAGCTTTTATTACCAATCTTACCATAGTCTCTAATCATTGCTCCAATTAAACCATCTCTTGATTCAATTTTAGTTTTAGCCCAGGCTAAATTACGACCACTATACAACCCTGTTTTATGAGAACCAAGAAATGCTTGTACATTACCAGAAAGCATGTTACCAATTTGGTTAGGTATATCCAATCCCATACGTGTAATAGACATAGCTCTTAATGCAAGATCTCCAAAACGTCCAGCTAAACCTTGATCTTTTTTCCACTCACCCTTTATGAATTTATCATACTCAAACTTCATTGAGTCAATAGTTCTTCTAAAGTCTTCCATACGTTTTTGTTTGCCCTCAAACTCAGAATTACTAAGCTGCTCAAACAAAGACTCCATATAACCTATCATACTTTTAGAAATAGCTTGTTGTTCAGCCATTGCTTTATTTATATGAGCTTCTTCAAACCAACGAATTACTGCAGCAATACCGTCTGTTGTTTGTTGATCTATAGGTAAAGGTGTATTATGTTTAAACTGGATACGATCTTCTTCATTAGTACCATATCCGTTTATAGAAAAGTCATACTCTGTACCAACAGCAATATTTTTATCATAAAAGATTTTAGCACGGTTAGTAACACCTGCTTTTACACCTTTATTAGCAATATCATCTACTGAAAGCTCTTCGTAGCCAGGGAAGTTATAACCAAGAAGTCTACCTGTAGTTTTCTTTTGTACGTCTAAGAACCTACCAACAAAAGAATGGTAGAACTTAGAAACTTTAGGATTGTTTCTAATTTGTTCATACTTAGGATTAAGCCATTGACTGTTACCAGTTACTTCTGCACCATCAAGCATTAAACCTTTTGGCATAGGATATCCTAAGTTATCCTTTTGAAAGTTTAAGTTAAATGACATAGGTAGCTGCACTCTCTTAGTAAACTTGTAATCAGGAACCTCTTCCATCATATCCTCAGTAGTAGGAACACTCATAGTGTTATACTTCTTAGGCAATGGATTAAGAGCTTCATTAGTTACAAGCTTAGATACATACTTGTTAGTATGGTTATTATCATACCAAGTTTTGAAGTCCATCTCCTTTAAAAGAAACTGTTCTAATAAGTTTTCTTTTACTGACTCTTCCTTTTCTGACTGGTAGTTATTCCAAGAAAGTTCTAGCTCATCTAAACGAGAGTTAAACTCTTGTATATAGAATGGATTTTCTACAGTAGTTTGAATAGCCTCTAAAGCTTTAAACAAATCTGTTAACTCCATTCTTTCTTCATAGCTTAATCCTTTAGAAGGACTAGCCGTCTTGTACACTTGAATAAGCTTTTGGATTTCATTAAGTACGTCTATGTCTTCTTGAGTCATAAAACGACTATCTACTGCACCCTTACGTCTATACTGTTTAAGAATTTCTTTGTACTTTTCCTTAAGTCCTTCTACTGCAGGGTTATCTTTACCAACAATCATAAAGACATTATCCCAAATTTCACCAACTAACTCATACCACTCAGCTTTAGGACGTTTAATCATGTTCTGTTGCTTCCATCTAGAAAGAGCTTCTACATCAATGTTTTGATTAATGTCTGTAAGTTCAATCTTCTTTTGGTTGTACAGTCTATCAAAGTAGTTATAGTTAATCTCATAGTCAAAGAACTTATCTTGAAGTTCTAAGTAACGAGCGTAACCACCCTCTTGCATATCAGCATACTTCTTTCTAAGCTTATTAAGCTCAACCTCAATCTCAGCTATTCTATAAACAGTAGACTCATCTAAGTCTTCAGCATTGTTATAACCTGCAGAGTTTTCAAGAAGTCTTTTCTCATCATACAACTCATCTCTTTCCTGTTTATACTCTTCTGGTAAAAGCTTATCTAGTTCATAATACTCATTTACAAATTCCATCTGAGTATTAGCAAGTCTCCACTCTAAATGAGATTTTTTAAGATCCTTAAGTTGTGTCTTAAGCTCTTTACGCTTAGTAGTGTCTGCAGCATCTTGTATCTCACGTATTAGCTTACGAGATTCATTTGTATAAGTATCTATAATATCATAGTACTCCTGAGAAACAGGATTAACAAAAGCTCTTCTTTCTACTATAGTTTCATTACCTTCACTATCAAACTGTTTTACTTTACGAACCTCACTAATAGGTTCATTAAGTTTAGTTACATTTCTTTCACCTAACTTATAAGCATCAAACTCTTGCTGTATCTTTTCTCTTTCAATAAAGTTTACATACTCTTTTACACCGTTAGATAAAGCTATCTTAAGCTTAATTGCATATGAACTATTAACCCAATCTCTACTATCAGAGCCAGCAAGGAACTGAGTAAACATACTAGTACCCTGTCCTATGTAAGCTGGTGATGTTGGATCTACAACTGCTTCAATATATTTTTTTAAAGAGTCATCATCTAACTTAATACCTTGCATTTCAAGCTCTAGCTTTTCAATTTGAAACTCTAGAGACTCTAACTGAGTCTTAGGATTAAGATCTTGTTTAGTAGCAGACTTAATTATATTACCAATAGGTTTAGATAGTCTATACCAATAACCAGACTCTTTACCTTCTTCAAGTAAACTATCTCTTTTCTTTTTTAAATACTTAACCTGATCTTCTAAAAGCTGCTTTCTTTGGTCATTTATACGAGTAACTTGTACACCAGACAAGCTATCCTTTAACATATCCATTGTAAATCTAAAACCAATTTGAGTGTAGGCTCTTTTAACAGATCCAACGTTAGCATCAATACGGTTTAGTACAAGTACAGCTTCACTTTCATTACTTACTTTAGATTCATCAAGTAGTCTACGCACCTCATTTGTTATAATACTATAACCTACTGCAGTACGATTTAGCTTCTCTAGTTCTTTTGCACGCTCAACTAAGCCATCTTCATTTATAAAAAGTTTAATTTCAGATACAGTATCAAGCAAGTTTTTAATATCAAGATCTAAAGTTCTAATAACAAAGCCTACCTTATATGATGATTCCCAGTTATCTTGGTTTAAAGCTTCACGTATTTTATTTAATGAAGAAATTCTTTCTTCATAGTAGTTAATAACACTTCTACCAGAATCTTTCTTACGAGCCTGGTCAAGTTTAATTCTAGCACTTGATGATTCTTTCTGAGTAATCTCTTTAAGTTTATCTACTAACTTATCAGACTCTTCTTTAGGTAAGTTAAAGATAAAGTCATCCTTATCTTTTTCCCTAACAGTAGCAGTCTCTCCATTAGCTAGTGGTAAAACTTTACCAATCTTACGCATGTGAGACTTATATCTTAATAAATCTGTTTCTCCAGTTTTATCAAACTCAGAACTTAAATAGCTCTTTACTCTGTAAAATTGATAACTAAATGTATCTTCTCCTTTATCAGTAAACTGTTTACCTTCAGGAGTATTATAAGCACCGTAATAATATAGACCCAGAATTCTTTTCTCATCTGTAGTTATACCCAACTGCTGAAGCATACGAGAGTAAATACCAAGTTGTATATCCCAGTTTTCGTATGTATTTCTATTACCACCTCTAAATTCAGAGTCAGTATTTGGACCACTGTTTACAGGCCAATGATAACTCAAGCTGTCTACACTAGCTGTGCTTTTAAGCTTCTTACTTTTTAAATCAATTACAGCTACAGAACCTTTATTGTTAACAGCTAACATATCTAGACGACCAACAATGTTTCTGTCAAATCTATCTTTAGCTAATACAGTAATTTCAGGAAGTATAGTATATCCCATACTACTGTAGTTCTGAAGAACACCTAAGATTTCAACAGACATGTTGTACATCTCATCCATATTGGTGATAGTACCGTCTTTGATTAATCCTTGTATAGTAAACTTATTAGGATAACTATCTAAAAGTTCTTTAAGCTTTGCCTTAGTAAAAACACTAGTAAGACTATTGTTAGTACCAATAGTTTCAGTCTGTAAAGTTTCTAGAATGTGGTGAACAAACGTTCCAAACTCAGCATAGTTCTTATACTTTTCTTGCTCTTCTATTTCACCGCCTGCAAATAGATTAGACACTGAAACTGTAGATTGATCTTCCTCAATAAGTTTACGGTACTCTTCTAAGTTAGCTCTAAGCTTGTTTAATGTTTCAAGCCTTGCATCTTTAGGTGCACTCTTAATAATATTATCAAGTGTATCTATTTGATTTTCAACACGTTCTAATCTAAGATTTTTAAGTTCTGCTTTTGGATTTTTAACTCTACCTTGAGCTTTGGCATCCTGTGCTGCTATTAAAAGCTTAGCCTCTTCTATACTAGGTATATCATAATTATTTAGTGTATAGGCAGCAAGAGCTTTAGCTTCACTACCTAAAGCATCTACTAGATTTTTCCAACTGTCAAGATTTTTATTAGGACAAGGCATGAATTATAAACATTTTAATTGTTCTAGAATAGCAGATTTAGACATACCAACTGCAGACATAGTTTTTATAAACTCTTGAGCTTCTTTACGATACTGATCCAAAGTTAGCTTTTTTACAGCTTTTTCGTTATAAAGAGCGTCTATTTCTTTTAAAGTAATCTCATTACTAACAGGAGCGTTATTTGTCAAAGCACCACGTAAAATATTTTGAACTCTGGTACTTTGTTCAGGTGATAGTTTACTACCTCTATTTCCTGCTACATTTAATGTCTTAATGTTATTATCAGCTAACCACTGACGTAACTGATTTACTGAAGGATTTAGTAAGAAAGGTTTACCATATTGATTAGCAAATCTTTCAGTAGCAATCTTACCTGCACTATCAGTATCTGTAGCAAAGTATACAGTACCATCTGAGTTCAATACATTTTGTTCTGTTCTTGGTAAATAGAAGTTCTTATCTGACTTTCCAGCTTGTAAGTCTTTAGATATTTCCTCAACACCTAATTCTTTTAAACTTGCATCTCTACCTTTTTCTGTATAGAATCCAGGTGCAGCTGTACCACCAGTCTGAATACCTAATGACTTTCCTACTTCAAGACCTATTCTATCTACACCTGTTTGACCACCAGAAATAATTTTAGTAACTAAAGCTGACGCAGGTTCACTATTAGTAGATGATTGAGTAGGTAAAATAACTGGTTTAATAGGCATTCCTGATTGTAAAGGCATGACTCTTCTCATTGTTATTGTAACTCTATACGATCCTGGTTCATAAGTTTTACCATCTAATTTAGTTGTTATTTCAGGTAAGAAACTATCTTGTTTACCTGGAAAAGTTCTATGATAAACTTCTCTGTTAACACCATCTAAACCAAATATATAACCAGATCCAGCTTTAAGATTAAGTTCTTTAGGAGCATTATCTCTTGATTCAATTGAGAAGTTTCCTGTACCACCAAGATTAATACCTATAACAGGATAACCAATAGCTGATCTACTTTCATCAACATCATTATGAGAACTTATAAATGACTCATTATCATAAAGATTAATAATAGCTCCATCATAATTAGTCATATCTACTCCTGTAGCTTTTTGCATCAATTGTCTAAAACGAGCAGTGATAGGTGCTAAAGACTGATTATTAATAGATGTATCATAATATCCATATTTATTTTTGTTTAAAGGATTTATTACATCTGGAATATTCATAGCTTGTTTTCCAGGATTATTAACTTTATAATCCCATCTTAAACCAAGTCCAATCATTTTACTTGCATTAGCTCCTTTATTAGTTTTAGAAGCTTGTTCCTCTAAAAATGGTTTTAAATAATTAAATAATTCTAACTGTTCATCTTTTGTAAGAGCTTCCTGATTTACATATATCCCTTCTTTAACTTTTACTCCTTTAGGTTGACTAGTTAATTCTGTAGATACTTTTTCTCCAATAACTTTAAACTCTATAGCATAAGGATATTGTCCTACTAGCTTATCTGTTACAGATTTTTCCCAACCTTCTTGTTGCCAAGTAGCATCTTGATATTCTTTTGTAAAAGGAGCAACTTTTGTAATTTCAGTATAAACAGTTCTACCTTGTTTATCTTTCATAGGAATAACCTTACCAACTAAGTCTTCAATTTTATTAAGACTATAGTCTTTTAACATTCTTTGTATATCAGTATTAGCACGAGTAGTTCTAGTTCTATCTCCAGAAAGTATTAAGTCCATAGTAGACTTACCTGCAAATTGAGGTTGCATTTTACGACCACCTTGACCATCTACAAAGTTTTGTTCAATAGGAGTAAGTTTATCCGCTTCACCTATTACTTTAAACCCAATCTGATTAGGAGCTTGTTGAGTACCTGTAAGTTTTTTAACAGACTTAACTGTAGCTTCCTCATCAGTTTTATTATCAGATAGGTCACTTAACACAGATGGATCAATACCTACACGTAGTAGTTCATTAATGTCATCATTTGCACTTACCTTTTCATAAAGCTTAACACCGTCTTTTTTAGTAAAGCCAAAGTTTAATAAACTATTAGTACCTTCTATATCTAGCTTTACATACTCTGCTGTTAAACCGTTATTAGGTATATTACCAAAACTATACATAGAGTTACGAGCTATGGCTTCCGATATAGGCTTGTTATCAATCTTATTAAGTTTGTATAACTTACCCTCACCATTAGATAACAACACTTTAAAAGATACTGATTGTATTTCACCAGTATTAACATTCACCATAGGATAGAAAGAAGAGAATACTTCTTGCATCTGTGAGTTAGTTGAATTCTTAATAGGTGTAAAGTCAATAGTAAATGTTTCAGGTGCAGACTTAATATAGTCAAAACTCTTACCTGTAAAGCTTTTAACTTGACCTACATGACTAAACACACCAGCATTAATAGCCTCAGCAATAGCTTCTTTAGTTTCTTTAGTTTCTGTTTTTATAGAGTAAGTCTGTCTAATGTATTTCTGATTACCCGCAAAGCTAAATATCTTATTTACTATACCATTAATCCAGTCAACTTGACCAGCACGTGACGTATTGTTAAAGAACTTATCAAATAGCTTAGTGTAGTTTTGATAGATCTCTTTAACAATCTGATTAACTAAAGCTTGCTTCTCTTCTTCTTTTTTACCAGAGTTTTCAATATCCCTTATTAACTGACGCTTCTGTTGAATAAATGACTGCTGATCTAAAAGAAGCTTTTGGAAATCATTTAAGCTATTTGATACAGCTGTCATCTGAGGAATATCAGGGTTTACATATTTTATAAATGTAAATGCACCGTATCCTAAACCATCTTTAGCTAAAAGGTAATAGAACATTTGTCTAGACAATCTCAAGGTTCTTTCATCTTTACTCTTCTGCAAAGCTTCATAACCATTGATAATGTTTTCTGTAACATCCTTATCTAACTTCATACGGCTAGTAGCTTCCAAGAAGTCAATACCCTGTCTGTTGTTTACCTTTAAGAATTCAACAAAAGAATTACCAGGGTTGGTGCTATATAGATAATCTAAATCATCTAGTAAAGTATTGTCATTTAACCAAAAATCAGAAGTAAAATACTTAGCAGACTCTTCAAGCATGTTAAGTTTAGCTTTACTCTTCTCATCTTTTTTAGTCTTTAAGTCTTCTATCTCAGACTTAATATTGTTCTTAATCTTATTAATAATAATAAACTTACCAATCTGATCAGTAATATCCTGCTTAGCTTTTTCATTACCAAACGTATTATTAAGACCAGATCCTAAAATAGATCTAATAGAACTAAATAAAGGACTACGCTCAATAAGAATCTGACGTGAGTAATCACTCATCTTTTGAGCAGCTTTTATCAAGTTTGTATACTCTTTAGAAGACTTTAATGCTTTAGCAATAGAATCACCAAACATAGAAGTACCTGAGATAAAGTAGTCATAACCTGATAGCACAGCATCTAACTGATTAAAGTCAGGCTTTTGTTGCTTAATAAGGTTTAATATTTTACCAAGCTCTAGTACATCTGAGTTAAGAGTTAATACATCTGTATATGTGTTTGCTAAATAAGCTTTAGCAATGTCTTCAACAACTCTTGAACCATCTTCATAGTATAGCTCTAAACCAAGATCAGAAAGAGTTATATTATTACGCTCCATTGATGCAGTAGCTGGGTTAGGTTCTACTGTTTTAACATACATTGGTCTAAACTGACCAAACATAATCTCACCCTTATCATTCACTTCAAAGATTTCACCTAGTCTATCAGCTTTTTGAATATCAGCTAACATCTCCTTAAGCTTAGACTTAATCATAGATTTTAAGCCAGGAGCCATGAAACTACCACCATCTTGAATAGCAGAGTTTTGATTTCTATACTCATCAGTAATATCTTCTATAAAAGGAATTTTGTTTACTAATAGGGCAAACTGAAGATTACCTGTCATACCCATAATTACATTAGATACTCCAGATGTATCAGGGTTAAGATTTAATACAGAAGGAATAGGATCTTTAGCAGCATCTGCAAACATACCTAATGCTTGACCAGTACGTCTAATAGCTTCTGAGTTTGTAAAGTCTATACGAGTGTTTTGCTTACCCTTAGAATCTATATCATAGAATAAAGGTGCACCTAAAGATATAGCATTCTTTTCAGAGAACGCAAGGAACTTGTTAAAGCTTGCTGCTATACCGATGCCATCCTTACTTGAACTATTAAGTTGGTTAGCTACTACATCCCCCATTACAGAATATATAGAGTTTTCTGTTACAACAGAATCTACTGAAGCTCCAATGTTAGAAGCTACTTCTTTAAATGGTTCTACAGTTGAACGCTCATTAATATAGAAGTCTTTGAATACTTTCTCATTTGAAAGTATGTCTATCTTCTGCTGTAAGCTTTGATTATTCAAAACTGGAACAACTGGTGTAGGATTAGAACCTAAGTACTTTGTAAACTCAGATTGAGACACTGGCATCTTCTTACTCTTAAGAACATTAACCAAAGCAGCAATCTTAAGAGTGTTATTCATCTTAGCTAACTCCTGTTTTGTAGCACGAAGATCCTCAATCATTAAATCAAGGGATTCTTTACGCATTAAATAGTCAGCTCTCTTACTTAAAAACTCTTGACTCTCTTTACTTCTGTTACCTTTAACAGCTAATACCCAAGCATTAAATGCAATATCATGATCAGCCTGTGAGGCATTTTTAGCCTTTTCTAGTATTTCTACATCAGCTTGAATTTCAGCTCTCTTTTCTTTAAGCTGATCAACAGTTAAATCAGCTGATGATAATCCAAGTTGATCTGCTATCTTTAAAAAGTCAGATGTAAATACAGGCTTACTTGCTACTTTTTCAAGTTCTGTCTGCACAAGATCCTTTAATAAAGGATGTTGAGACATATATTGAATATACTCTGCAAACTGACCTTGTGATTGTGTAGCATACTTAGAGTAGTCACCATATACATGAGCTACATCACTATTATCTACATAGTGTTCAAAGGTATGTGAATACAAGCTATCCACGTCAAGGTCAGAACCTGCTAATATGTGTACCAACTGAGGAACAACAATAGAATTCTGATAAGAAGCATCTAAGTAGTCTACTACCTTAGCAACAATCATTGAACGTCTATCTTCCGTAGGAATACGTGTACTAAAAAACTTAGTAAGTTTAGTTAGGAATATTTCTCTCTCACTTTCATTCTTAGACAACTGCTCAGGAATCATAACCTCAACAGTATACACATTCTTACCGTTAACCTTTTCTACAGATACCCCAAGATGACGAGTTTTAAATCTATCTGTATCTTTAAATACTTCTGGATTTTGATCCTGTTCTAGTTGAGTAATAACTCTATTGTTATCTTGTGTATCATATAATACCTCATACCCATAATTAGATACTAAGATATCTTTTCTACCATGTATTTTCTGAGAGAAGACAGAGTCATTAAATAAACTAAAGTAGTAGTAAGTAAATATCTTTTTAATAGCTGGTAAGTTAGGGTTATGTACCGGCTTACCGTCTCTCACCTCAAAGTACTTTAAAGTGTTACTATCTGCTCCTTGCTTCTTAAGACCATTATACATAGTATTAAACAGCTGAGCAGTGTTGAGATTACCATTCTGATCTACTAAAGCACTATCAAGCATCTTGGTTGCACTATTAGTAATATCACCTAAAGTATTTGAATACTCTTGAGCAAGATCTTTTAAACTCTTATTTCTATACACCATGTCACCGTCTAGCTTATTTATATAAGTAGTCAACAACTGACGTGCTTGTGAAGGAAGAGTAATCTTATTTGTTACTCCAGATGTTTCTACTTGAAGGAACTTAAACATTCCTGAAGTAAAACTCTTAGAAGGTTTTAAATTAGTTCTTTCTCCAGCTTGAAGTTCTACTGGAGCAAGTGTAGTTTTCTTAGAAGCATTGGTATCAAATAACTGATCAATACCATCTAGTTCCATAGAGTTAAGAAGATTATGAAGTTTTTCACGACCTCTCTTTGGTTCCCAGTAAGACTGAACCTCTGTATAAAGATCTTCAATCTGCTGACCAAAATCAGCCTCAGTATTTGGATCTTCTACAACTAAGTCTTCTAGAATCTCTATTCTAGTGTATAACTCATCTAAAGTAGATTCAACTTCTTCTTGAGTCATACCTGCAGGAACTACAAGTCTTGATACATCTACACGATTAATCAAGTGTTCAGAAAGCTTATAGTATTCTAGAATACCACCTGTAGCTGTCTTAATAGTATTAAGCACAACCTTACGGTCTTCTAGTAAGTCAATCTCATCTTTAGTTAGTTTCTTATACTTAGCCTTTTGAAGAATAGCTTTTACAGTAGTATCAACTCTACCCCAGCTGTCCATCATTCTGATACGATGGTTCATAGTATGATATGACTGACCATCTGCTACATCTACAGCTTTTGTTTCAGGTTGATTTTCATCAAGACTAAGTGCAGTTAGATCAAAATCAATCTCTCCTGTAATAGGATTAACAGAAGTAGGTATATAAGACATAATGTTATTAACAACCGCAGTACGGAAGTAACCAGTCTTCATAGAGTTACCAGAAATAACACCACTCTTATTACGCTTATAGTAGTTTTGAACATTACTAATACCTGTAGCTATATCACCATCATAGATCTGGTTAACCATTCTCTTGTTCATCTCAATATTAAGATGAAGATCTTTAAGCATATCTAAAACATCACTATAACCAAAGTCCTCTAATGTACCATCTCTAAAGTCTTCCTTGATCTTTTTAGGAATAGTAAAACTAGTAAATGTTCCTTTCTCTTTTCCAGGTGTTAATATACCATTTTGAACTAGAGCATTTTTATATGTTTCAAAAGTCTCATTCATATACTCCACCATCTGAGATGGAAGTTGCATCATGATGTCTGACTTTAAAGCTTCTTCAAAAGTAACACCTTTTTTAGCTGCATCAAGAAGAGCATCTCTCATCTCTTGACGTAATGCACTATTAGTATCATTAGTTTTCTGCTGCTCAAAGAAGTGCTGGAAGTTTACAAATTTGTAAGCTCTACCTTTCTTATCATTATCTTTTACACCAACCTCATTATTATAGTCTTTATAACGAAGTATGCTTGGATCTTCTCTAACTGCCCACTCACGTTGTACACGATTGTATTCTTGACGTAAGAAACCAATCATGTCTCCTACAAAACGTGAGTTTACAGAACCGTTTTTAGTATATCTATTATACATACCAGTAACAAGGAAGTTAGTAGTAGTTGCTTCTTCCTGAGTACGGCTACGTTTAAATGTAATAATTTCTACATCTTCATTCTTTCCTTCATCATTCTTCTTCTTAGATGCAATCTTTTCTCTGTTCATAAAATGAACAATAGAACCTAAGTGGAATGCTTTAGGATCAATGCTTCCAAATGTTACACCATTACGTACATTGTCTCCAATCTCTTGACGTATACCACCAAAGCTAGACATTTCTAGATTTTCTAAAAACAACTGGTTCTTTAATGAGCCGTCAAACAAAATGTTATCGGACATCCAAGAAGATAGTACTGGGTACATATCTTTTATAGTGTCAATACCTTTCTCTCTTACAATTTGCGTAAGAAGAACAGGTGGAGTATACTTTGTATAACGGTAGATATTTTTATTTTCAGCATTTTGATAAACAGATATAGATGAGTTAATATCATATTTAATAATATACTTAGCAGCTTTCTTTAAAATCTTATTAAGCTGATCAACACGCTTATAGTCTGCACCAAGATTAATATTCTTATCTCTTGTATCAGCAAATATGTTAGAGTAGTTCTGAGGTTTAATCTGAGCTAATGTATTAAAGAAATCACCTTGTAAGTATGCACCCTCTTTCATTAAACGCTGATCTGTATTTATATCAGCAATGTTCTGCTTAGAGTTAGCATTAAAAGTATTTCCGTTTTCTAAAGTATAAATACCTAGTAAAGACTGACGAATAAGGTTCTTTGGTAAAACAATGTTTACGTTATCCATCAAGTCCTTAACTTCATTAACTACTTTGTTAAGACTCTTTCTATTGTTAATACCATCAGTCTTTAAGAATGAGAATAAGCTTGTATTAATATACTCCTGTAGATTTTTAAAGTTCTCATTAAAAGCTGCCTTCTGCTCAGTAGTAGTTAGTCTTTTATAAGCTTGGTCATAGTAACGTTTAATACCTTCTTTTTTTAGTGCAACGTCTTGATTTATAGAAGCATCGTACACCTCTGAAGTTGTACCTAAAGGATTAGTCACACTCTTAATAACATAACTAGGTAGTTCTGTTACAAAGAATGTATCCATAAATTGCTTATATAAAAATAAATTACGGCTTGGTTTACTTGTAGGATCAGAAAGATCTGGAATACCAAACTGTGACTGAATAAAGTCAGCAAAAGCTTTTAATGGAGCATACTTAGGATCACCATCTTCCTCCATCATCTTCACTGCTTTATCTAAAGAAGGAAGAATTTGATCAAGAGGTTTATCTGACCCTACTTTAATCATAGCGTTAAATAGCTCGCCTCCATTAGCTGTTCTATTTATAGTAATGCCAAGGGTTGGATCAGTATACTTGTAAGGAATAATGTTAAATAGATTTCTGAACTCTCTAGTTAAACCCTCAAGAGGATTTATATGAACCTTATCAAACTCACCACCCTTATTAGATTCTTCTTTATCTTCTTCATCTTGAGGTACTTGTAAGTCATCTGAAGAGAATCCAGCTTGTAAACCTAAAGACTCAATCTGTTCACGCACAAGATTCTTAATAAACTCTTGTGTTTCTTGACTATCTTCAGATTCAGTAAATACTTCATTAGCATCTTCATCATTGATAAGAGTCTCATCAAGAACATATCTTACAGGAGCACCTAATACAAAAGATGCTTCATTAAACTTATTCTGGTATTTATTACGAATAGCGTCAGCTAAAGCTGGATCATTGTTTGCAACTAAAGCTTCTATATCATAGTCTGACTTAAGCTCTTCTACGGCTTGATCAAACTTAGATGTAAAAGTACCTTCCTTCATATTAGCTACACGGAATACAAGTTTAGATACTACCTCATTCTGTACATCCATATTAAGAGGAATCTTAGAGATAACACCAAAACCAGATTCACCAGTAGTCTCATCTACGGTTTCAACTAACTTAGGACGACCATATGCTAGTGCAAAAACACCTTCTTTAGAAATGCTATTAGCTGGGTTAGCTACTTGTTCAGAGTATACACCACCATCAAAGTCAGTATATAGATCATCAATAGCTTTCTTATTTCTATCAAAGAAGTTAACGATACGCTCAAATAGTCTAACAAACTTTTTAAACCAGCTATCTGCCGGTTCTTTTTGATCAAGCTTAAACTTTCTAAATCCTTCTGCTAGCAACTCTTCTGCCATAAGATCTACAATCTCACGGTCAGTTTTATTAGTATAGTTACGATCATCACGGAACTTTTCAATCTTCTCTTTAGTAGCCACACCCATCTTAGCACGAGCTTTACTTAAGTAAAATGCTCTTTGATCTGATGTTAAGATGTCTCTAAACAAACCATGGAATGCTTCATGATAAATAGAACCTTCAGCAGAAAGAACACTATTAACATAGATAGCACGATTCTTATAGTAACCTAATACTTGCTTCTTTGCTGATAGGTTATCTATAATAGTACCAAGATCTCTAAGACTAATGCCAGAGTTCTTTAGCACTTTATTTAACCATTGAATCTCTTCATTGTAAGACTGCTCAGTATATCTCTTATACTCTTCTTCAGAACGAAGCATGAAAGGAGCTTCATCATCAAGGTTCTTAAGAATTCTACGTCCCTTCTTACCACTTGTAGCTTTAGCAGCTGTCTTACTATCTGGTGTAGTAAGTTGTCCACCTGTAGTTTCTGTATCATTTAATGTACCAAGTGATACAAGAGGAGATGCTGGTTTAGGTTTAGCAGCTTTCTTTTTAACAGGAGCTACAGGCTCTTCGTTAAGAGCAACAGTAACATTACCTGTTTGACTAAAAGCATTATATGTTAAAAACTCAACTGGTATATTTCTACCACTTGTTTTATCTTGAAGCTTTAAGAAGTAGGTCTTCTTATCGTTCTCCATTTCATAGAAGAACATAGCTTTAGAATCAAGCATAGCCCTAAGCTCACGCTGTACAGGGTCTTCACTTTTAGCTAAGTTTTCTCCAAGCCTACCTAAATCAGAAATAAGATTTTTTACCCAAGTATTATAAGCATCAATTACTTTAGCATCTTCAGTAGAATTTTCTACAGACAATACTGGAGCATCTGAAAAATAAAGATTTAATGCTTGTTTCTGAGCATCATTTAAAGAATCTCTCTTTTGTTTGTCAGTAGGTCTAAACTCAAAAGCAAACTTCTTAGTCTTAGGGTTGTAAGACATATTAAGATTCCACTGACCGGCACGGTAGAAACCATATACATTTATGTTAAAGAACTTCATCAGATCATTTACTGTACTGAATGTTTGTCCTTTATACTTGTACTCTTTTGTTTCTGCACCTTCTTGTAAGGTTTTCTTAAGGTCTTTAAACTCATTAGCAAACTTTTTAAAGTAAGCTACTGGTTCGGTTCCCTTATCCTTCTTAAGCATGTAAGGTTTAAAGCCTTTAGAATCATTAGGTTCTTTAGCTAACCATGCATATACACCACCTTTAAAGTTATCGTTAAACTCAGGATTAATACCATGTACATCAATCATGTACTGTTTACGATTAGTAACTGTCTCAATCTCACCTGTCTGCTCATTCATGTAGACAAGAGTCTCACCAGGGTTCATTACAAAATCAGTAACCCAGCTTGTACCATATTTCTCAGTAACAAGAGGTACATCTTTTTCTAGTACCTCACCTGTTGAATCTGCATACATCACTCTAAACAAAGATGCAGGATTATTCTTAACCAAAGACTCAAAGCTTTCACCTTGTTGAGCAGTACGTCCAGACTTAGTTACTGTAAAATATTGATTAAAGATTGGAGTGATATCCATCTCTTCATTATCACCTAAGACTAACTCTACCTCTGCGTTAAAGTTTTGTACCTTATTATATATTTTTTGAAGACGATCAAACTGAGCATCAGTCATTTCTTGACCATCTACAAGCATATTCTTCTTTACAAACTCACGTTGTTCTTCAGAGAAAGTAACAGGCTCGGTAGTGTTATCAGGATGTACAATAGCATAGTTCTCTATGCCAGCTATATAGATATTGTTTTTATCACTAGCTTGTTTGTTAAATATCTGAGTACCAAAGCCTTGTGCTTTAGAAGAAACAGCTATTACAGATATACCTCTTTTAAGCTTGTTAGCTATTTCATTAGGTGTCTCATATGTAATAGTAGTTCTATTAGGTATATTAGAATCTTCAATTTGCTTTCTTACATTATTAGCATATTTTCTGCTAGCAATAACACGAATGCGGTCATTAACTGAAGATAGATCAGAAGCCATAGATTGTATTATGGCTTTATCACCTTTTAATACAAAGCCTGTTTCCAGCTCATCTTTGTTAATGTTTACTCTATCATAGCCTACATGCTCTTGGTTATTTACATATACACCAGCATCCGCTAAAGAAATATAATCAGCTTCTATTGATTCTTGTTTACCGGTAACAACTGCACGAATAGATATACGTGCAAACTCATCTTTAACCTCATCTATTTTAGCTAATAGCTTACTAATAAATGTTTCATCACCTTTAAGCTTATCAAATACTTTTCTTACTGCTGATATAGCTTTAAGTAAAGTTGTTTTAGTTGTATCTGCAATAGACAAACTATCTATTAAGTCTTGTTTTTGTTGATCAGTACTTTCTTTTCCACCAGGAACATTAGTACCAACCAATGTCTCATTCTTACCAAACTTGGTATTATACTCTTTAACAATACTATTTGCTGCACCTGAGTTAATCCATGTAGTAAAGTCTAACTTAAACTCAGGATTATTATCCTTAATAGTATTATACTTATCTAGTAAATACTGCTGAAGACCAGGATCATTTTCTGTAGATACTGGAGGAGCAGGAGGTGTATCCTCAACGTTTTCTTCTTCTGTATTAGTTGGTGTTATAGTTTTATCTACTATCTCTTCTTCCTCATCTTGTTTCTTTAACTGCTCAGCCTCTTGTTCTTTAAGCTTCTTCTCTTCCTCTTCTTTCTTTTTCTTATTCTCATTAACAAGATTAACTTCTGCAGCAAAGCTTTCACTAAAGTTTTTCTTACCGTCTTTGTTATCTGCATAGTAAGCCCATAAAGAACCTTGGACTTTAATGTCATTTAACATCTGACCCTTGTTCTTTAAGTAACCATCTAAGAACTGACGTGTAACAAAATCATTACGCTCTTCTTTCTCATACTGATAGTATCCTTCTTCATCTTTCTTTAAAGAAGCTAAGGTCTCTTCATTGTTCTTAATTAAGTTTTCAAGAGTCTGGTTTAAATCTTCTCCAAGTTTTTCATATACAGACATAGGAGAAACCTTGTCTTGACCACTTTCTTTAAGATAATCTATAAACTCTTTGTGAGAGTCAATACGGTATAACAACTGATTAAGTTGATCTACCATACCGTCAGATAAAGATGAATTCTCAGAAGTTAAGAATTGGTTTTTAACTTCCTCATTCTCTCTATCCATAAAAGATAACTGATGCTTGCTTACAGCTTGCTTAGCAGCAATGTTTGTAAGGTAAGCTTTACGAGCTCTATCTTCTTTAGAGTTATCAAATAAAATACTATCGTTTAAAATCTTGTTCTGCTTAATAATAGTAGCAGCAAGAGACTTATGATTATCTATATCACTAGCTAAGTTTTCATCAGCAACAAAACCAAGCTTAGCTAACTCTTCTGGAGTAGCTGTTTTAAGAGCATCCAGTTTACTCATTAGAGTTGTTTCCAAGCCAGCATTAATATGTGCTTGTACAAACTCAGAGAAAGCACTAACACGTAAGTAGTCTTTTACGTTTTTGTTCTTTGTGTTCTCAGAGTCAGTTAACATATCAGATGATACTTGCAAACCTGTAACGGCAGCATGTAAACTTAGACTCATCAATAACTGGTTCATTGTTATTATCTAATACAATTCTATTAGTTATAACATCAGTACCATTAGCATCTTTTGTTTTAACTTCTTCTGTTTTAAAGATGTTACCAAACTTTAACCAGTTTTCTTGAGCTATATTATATCCAGATAAAGCAGCTTCTGCAGATAATTGTTTCTGCTCTCTTTCACCTTTACTAAAGTATAAATTTGATCCACCTCCAAGTAAACCACCAAGACCAATATTCATTGCAGCTTCTTGATCTACACCACCTATAGCTCCAATTGTTTGAGCACCGTATTGAGTAAGTAAATCACCATATGTACCTAACTCAAGCATTGATCCAATCTTACCTTGTGTACCGTAACGCTCGTTAATACGTTGAATAGCAAGCTGCATGTTTTCTTCAATAAAACCTTCACGTGCTATACCACCACCTAATACTTTTCCATAATATCTAAGTGCACTTTCTGTAGGAGATAATGCTGCTTGAGCGGCAAGACCTTCACCTCCTAATATACCACCTCTTACAGCAGCTTTCTCACCCATACCAAAAGCTTTAGCAAAGTACTTCATTTGAAATACGTTAGTAGCTCCTAGTAAAACTGAGTTCATTAAGAAAGTATTCTTAGCTGCTTCACCTGCAATCTTATTTATTTCTTCATCAGTATAATAAGTACCATCTGTTTTAACTTTATCTCTTAAAGCATTACGTACATTGTCTCTAACTTCTTTACCTTCAAACATAGACTCTGAAGCAGTAGCTAAAGCCCATGTTCCAAATTGGTCAATACCCTTTGCAGCTCTTTGAGCTTGAGTAAAGTAGTTAGCAATAGCTTCTGCTCCTTCAATAGTAGCTCCTAAACTTGTAGCACCAACTCTACTTATAGCACCAAGACCTCTCATAGCTGCAGCACCCGTACCCACTTTACTTAATACAGCACCAGGTACAAAAGCAGATATCATAAAGGCAAGACCATCTACAGCATCATCAGCCCAAAAATCTCCATCTGTTGCAACTCTGTTCCAGAAACCTTTTTCTCTATCAGCAGCTTCTTGAAAAGTAGGCATCCACTCATTCTTAGTGTAATCATCCATACTTTCCATAGCCTTAGCTAAAGAGTTATCAGCAGCTTTAGATATAATACCTTCTTCAGTTCCATAGTTCCAGGGACTCATTAATCCACCAAGAAAACCAAAACCATGAAGTGCTTTGTTTACAACAAGAACAGGTATTCTCATTAAACCTTTACCTGCAGTTTCATACCAAGATTCTCTTTTACCGTAAAAATCATCATTATCAGTACCTGGAATAAAACCATAGTCTTGGTCATCATAACGTCTTACTACACTTTCTTTATATACTCCTTCAGAAGTAGCACCTCTTTGTAGTAATGGGTCTGAATCTAGAATAGCTCTATTACGTTTTACAAGCTCTTGAAAATTAGAAGGTTGAGGAAGCTTGTTTTGTATAAGATGATTAGCTGCAGAAGCACGAGCCTTTGGATTTTTGTCCAAAGGCTTACCCTTATTATCTGTATATAAAGATGATTGAGAAAGATAGTTTACAGGAAGTGTCTGACTACCAGATCCAGGAACCTGTTGTTGATCAACAAATTCAGTTTCCATTTGAGGTGTCTCATCAAATGTTTGTGCAGTATTCAAACCCTCAACAGATTGATCAAATAGATTTTCAGCCATAAGTACGGACTATTGTCTTGTTTTAATAAAAAGTATTATTCGTAGCGGTAGTCATAATCCATACCACTCATGTTTAAGAACTGAGTATTAGACCCAGAAACTTCTCTTTGAAACATTTTAGCTCCATAATCACTAACTTTTTTACCAGTTGTTGGATCTATTTCAGCAGAACTTAATAATCTTGCAGCACCAATAGCTTCAACTGGTGAACTAAATGTTTCTGGATATGTTTCACCTAATCCATTAACGTGAAGATAGTACAAATTACCCGATTTCTTTATAACAAATCTAGTGTCACCATAAGGTGTAGTAAAAGGAGCACTCTGATAATCTCTTACACCTGAGTAACTTTGCATCTCGTTAATAACAGCACTCTCTAAACCACTATATTGTCTAAACTGATTAGCTACTCTGTTATTAAGTCCTTCCACTTCAAATATAGCAGGGCCCTTTTCTGTTTTGATAACTCTAACTTTAGCTCCAGCTGCTGTTAACTTAGTTGCAATATCTTCTGGTTTATCTTTACCATCTCCTTTTGGTGTAATATAAAAGTATGCATGTCCTTGATTTGTAGGAGTAGCTCCAACACCAGCATGTTTAAAATCATAACCTTCTGGTAAAAACGTCCCTATACTTCCTTCTAAAGATTTAGCATTAGGACTACCTTGATCAAAAGAAATAACTTTAGTAGTAAGTCTAAGATCCGCAAAGTTATTCTTTATATAGTTTTCTCTATTATCAATATATTTATCATATGCATTTCCAGAAGCTGACTGAATACCTTTAATAGTATTATATGCACTTATTAAGCTTACATTTTTTTGTAATGTTCTAGGTATTCCACCCATACCTGGCATTAGTGTATTAGCAACATAATGGTTTTTTCCATTTATCTTTATAACACCAGCGTTAAGAAAAGAGCCTCCAGTTACAGCTGATATTGTACCATTCTTTACACCAAGAGCTAATTCTCTACCAGTTAATTTAGATCCATCATCAAGAGTAATAGTACCTATAGCATTTATCTTTGCATTAACATTAGCAAGAGATTTTTTTTCTGCCTCAGACATTCCTTGTGTAGAAGCGGCTTCAATCTTATCTAGCTTGTTTTTAGCTACATTTTGTTCTGCTTGAAGTCTAGCTAACTGAGCATTATTTGTATAATATACATCATTTTTTTCTACTGGTTTTCCACCAGCACCACCTGTTTTTAACCAGTTAGCAATAAACGCTTGGTTAATTTTATCTACAGTAAGTTTAGTATTAGGATCACGTTCTTTTATTTTAGTAAGAATGTGGTTCTTAGTAGCAAGAGAGATCTGCTGCATAGCTTGTTCATTACTATCAACAGCTTTTTGTAAATTAGTAATAGACGTTTCTATATTCTTACCATCCTCTCCTTCTGCTAACTCACGTGTCTGAAAGTTTCCAGGTATACCTTCAACTTCCATCATCTTTAGTTTTTCAGCATGAGCAAAAGCTCTTTGCTGTCTAGCATCTGCTCTAGCTTCTCTCATTAAAGAAAGACCTACTTGATCTGCATCTAAGCTAACAGTGATATCTTCATGAGAAAAAGCTTTAACAAAACCAGAAAGTTTGCTATTAAAATAGATAGAAGAAGAAAGCCTCTCTGAATTATTCTTAATATAAGAAAGATCTCCTTTAGCAATATTCTGAATGTTACCATCTATTTCTCTATTACTATCTTCTAAACTTTGTTTTCTTTTCTTTAACTGTTCTATAGCAGCTTTATCTTTAGTAGTAATAAGTTCTTTATCAATAAGATCAACATTATACTTATTCATCTCAAGCTGCTGTTCAGCCACTTGTTTATAAGCTACAGCTAAAGTTTCAGGACTATTATTAAGTCTAACTTGAGACTCAATACGCATCTGTTGTTTAGCTTTATCTGATAACACTCCGTTTAGATATTCACTAACCTCAGCTTCTCTCCAAGACTTATCATCTTTTGTTACTTTATACAAACCATTAATACGATCAATCTTATAAGTGCTAGGTTTAAAATCCTTCATCTTATCTTGGATCTCCTTATTATAATCATAATATGGAGTGTAGGATCTTCTATTAGCATAGTATTGTCCTACTGTATCAATAGTATCATTAGCAAAAGCTTGTCTCTGCTGACGTATATAGTTAACATTATCTTCACTATATTCTTTACCACCATCCTTTAATCTAAAAGAATCAGCAATACTTTCTTGTTGGTCCCAGTGAGCAGTAACAGCCATGTCAGCTAAAACTGCACGGTTTTTTACAAAAGGTTCAAATACACCAGCAGCTACTTTAACATTCTGCTGTTGTGATAAATCTAAAGAAGATAAGTTTTTAAGATTGTCTTGTGCTTGTTTAAGAAACGTATCTCTAACTTTCCCACTATAAGGATTAGTTACACTTCTATTTACAAAGTTATAGGCACTATTAACTTGAGCAAAACCTTGCTCATATAGTCCCTGTCTCCTTCTTAGCATTGTGTCTAGGAAGGAGAAGTTGGGTGTAAACAGAGCGGGCTCTGGTATTACATCAGTTACGTTAGGTAAGTAGGTTGCCATATACTACATTATAAATATACAAAAAAATCTTTAAAGTTTAGCATTAAACTTCATAGGTTTACAATTAATTATCTTTCTTACAAGTCCCATGGTCCAATATATGATGACATCATAGCTGCTGGTGGAACAACGCCTCCTCTTACAGAAGAACCTCCAAAGCGTCTTTGTAAACCATTCATATACATAAATGGCATAGCTTGACCCATCATACTAGTTCTTACACTATTTGGAACACCATCATAGTCTGTATCAGAGTATGTACTTCTAGGTGCTGCATATCTCATATATTCAGATAATGTTAAGTCTGGCCCAAATGTTTGTTTAGCAGCGTTATACCCTTTACGAACATTGGCCCAGTCCATTCCACCACCAGATGTATTAGAAGAAGCCATACCTAATCTGTCAGGACCATATCCTTGTTTAAAGTAAGACAAGAAAGTTGTAGGATCAACGTTATAAACAGGGTTAACCTTATTAAGCATATCTAAATAACCTCTATTAGATATTGCAGTCTGAGCAGCTTGAGTAATACCTTTAATATATTTTCTACGAGAATTATCAAGATTCTGTTTAGT